CGTCTGTCGTAAAAATCACAAACGTATCAATCGCATTTGCGGTAGCCGTGAGCGTAGGTGCAGTACCACCAACAAAGTCTACACTTGCTGGAAAAGTCACAGTGTAACCACTTGCAGACGCATCTTGCTTTATCTTGAGCACAAAGCTTGATACCTTGCCGCTAGCCGCTGGGTTGCTAAACGTGTACGTGACATTTTCAGTTAGCGTATGCTCAAACACATTGCCATCACGTAAGTTTAGCGTAGCCGCATTAGAGCTAGATGTTACAGAGGTGCTTTCCTCGATTGTGCCATTATCAAACGTAGCCACGCCATTTGCATCAGTTGTGACAAAGGCGCTTGCGCTGGTTGTGCCAAGAGCATCAGGGAGTTTTACAACATAGGTTGCGCCTGCGCTGTGCGGTGCAGACTGTATTGTAATGCCGTGACTGTTGTTTTCACAATTAAGAACAATTGAGCCTTGGTTTGTATTACCCTTTACAACAACGCGACCAGTACCATTTGGCGCTAGGTCTAAATCTGCATTGGATGATGTAACAATGTCTTGCCCATTTGTATCAAGGTTGGCTGCAAGGCCAGTAGATAAATTTAATGTTGTGCCAACGATGGTTGTAAATGCGCCAGTACTGGCTGAGTTTGCGCCAATGGCCGTGCCGTCAATTGCGCCTGAGTTTATGTCTATGCCTGTTACTGGGGTTGTGCCGTCTAATAAGTCGTCAATAGAATCTAAATTATTGTTGATTTTAGTACCCCATGTATCCTCTGAAGCACCAACCTCTGGTTTGGTTAAATTATACGTTGTTGTTGTTGTATCTGCCATAATTCTTTCCTTATGCTGCCTCTCTTACAGGGGAGTCCGTCCACGTAACAATACCATCATCAGTTGCATCTGTCCATGTATCTGTAGGTTCTGCATCATCTTCCCATTTAAACCTACCACTTACAGTTAAGCTTGCTGTGATTGCAATGGCAGATGCACCGCTTCTTATAACTGCAGAACTTGCCGTAAGTGCAGAAGTTAAAGATATAGTTGAAAGACCTGTTACACTGCCCTCACCACCAGATGTCACACTCGATGTTGCAGTAATCGCAGCAGCACCAACAGCCGTTACATTTGCACTTGCAGAAACGCTAGAGGTTACAGAAATAGCAACAAGGCCAGCTTCTACGCTTTCGTTCTCACCATATATGCTTGTGCCATATGTGCGTAGACCGTAGCCTGTCCTGTAACCATCTGATTGTGCATACTTTTCTGCACTTGCAGAAACGCTAGATGTAAGAAAGACATTTATCAGCGCATCGCTTACAACATCAGCGCTAGAGGTAACGCTCGCACTTGCAGCAATTGTAGATGATCCAGCCTTTACAACCTGTGCACTTGCAGAAACACTGGACGTTAAAGTTACCGCTGCAGAACCGTCAATCGCACCTGTAACACCGAATACACCAGTGCCAAATGTGCCAATGCCGAATCCTGATCTATACGGCATTAATCAAGCGTAATGTCTATATCGCCAGCAGGGATACGGAAAACATCTCCTGTGCCAATTGCTTTTGATGCAGATAAACTACTATGTGCAATTAAATTGCCGCTAGAGGACGCATCAAATATACCAATGTGGCTTATCGTACCCCAAGAACCCGTTGCGGCATCAAACTCAATTGCGCCCGAAGTCGTTGCAGCATTACCTGATACAGTAAATGTAGCTGCCTTACGTGTGTAAGAGTTGCCACTAATTTCAGTTGCGCCTGACCCAGTATCCGTAGGATCAGCAGTAAATAGGCCAACATACCAAGCTGTAGGCCGAGTTACGCTTGTTGTCGTAAACACATAGTTCAAAACATGCGTTTCAAATGTATTGGAAAAACTCATAAATCACTCCATTAGATGCATCTGCGCTCACTATAGCGCATTTTTTTAATTTTAGTAAGCGGCTATCTTCATCCTTAAATTACCACTAGATTGTCGTGTTCTATTGCTAGAACTATTTAGGCTTGCAACGGCTCCTGCGTAGGCAGAACTCCAAACAGGTATTCTCTCATCATCAGATAAATAAGGTGCAGCCTGCAATAATGACCCATACAAATATGCATCTGGGGCTGTATCAAGCAGCCAATTAGAGGTGTTGCTATCTGACAACGGATCAATCTTTTCATAATACACAAGCTCGGTTGCGTAAGTTGTATCGGGCGTAGGATGCAATTCAAACGTATCACCGACATGCGCGTAATACTTTGGCCTACCTGCAGTGTCCTGATTAGTCTGGCGTCTTGCACTTAGATCATCAATGCTGACCATCTCTAGCCTATATGTATCGCCTGTGTTAAGCGTAAACCTAATTGTCTCAAGCCAGTTGCTCGGCACTTGGCTATATCTGCTGTCAAGATTAGCATTACTGCGCTCTATCATTTTATAATGCCGAACCTCGCGCTCCATCTGATGTTCAGCAAGCGTAATAAAATCAGGAATAACAGCAGTTAAATCACTCCTGTTTAACCAATCAGCTATGCTTGCTTTAAGTTCTGCGAATGTTGTAAGTGCCATCTAGCATCTCCATCGTTTTCTAGCTTGCCGCAAACGACTATTCGGATTCTTGGCTGCTTTGGGAAACTTCTTCATCTGACCTGCTGACCTAGCACAATATGACTTGCGCCTAGCCTTTTCTTTTTCAGTTAAATTTTTTTTCTTTGTTACTGCACCTTTTAGCTTAGACTTGGGATTGGCTGCCCTGTGACGCCTAATTCCTGCTGGGGTCATACCTGCACCGTCTTTAGTCTTACGATAATTAGGACTTTTACCTGTCGTAGTCCTCCGTATGGCCTTCTGTCGGGGCATTATCTTGTTAAATTTCCGATAGTATTATTTCTGCGAATAAAGTTTAAATAATTTTCATACAAACTTCTTAACTGATCTAAGCCAACGCTAGGCAAAATAGATTGCTGTTGAGCAAATTCCTCAAAGGTCATTGGCTGCGTATCTGCAGATGAGCGAACTCTTAAACTAGGACTACCAAGCACTGACGGGGTAACGCCGCCTGATATTGTTCCGTCAATTCTACCACGCATATCACCTTCCTCAAAACCTGTGCTACCTACCATGCTCGTCTGCATTTGTGGCTGTGGTCCCATAGGAACTCCAGCAGATGTAGGTTGTGCTGGGCCTACAGACATTACTGACGGCCTTGGTTCTACTGGCATAGATGGAATAGCATTAATATCCATAATTCTTTGCGCGTTACGCATCCTTGTTATTTCTTCTGCAACACGTGGGCTGGGGCCAGAAGTCGGCACAACATTTGCATCCATCATTCTGTTAGTTTGTGCAGCAGGCATAACAGGCATCTCAGGTATAAACTGATTAGACTGTGGAAATGTCCTTTCACGCGGTCTCATATCTGACGTAATCGGCCCAGCATCAAACGGTAAAGCCCTTATCACAGCAGGGGTTGCAGCAGCTTGCTCTGGAGTAATGCCTTGTTCTGCAAAAAACTCATCTCTCGCTCTACGCCGTGTTGGGTCTTCAGAGCCATACGGATTAATCGGCATAAGGTTTGCCAACATACTAAATATACCGCCACCCTCAAACTGATTGCCGCGTTGCCCTGCGCCACCACCGTCAATCATGTCAAGAAAATCTAAAAACTTAGCTCGGTCTGCCATTACTTCTTACCCTTTTTCCTAGCACGAAGCTTTTTAAAATCTGCCCCTGTAATCTTATTACGTGGTTTTGCAACTGCAGCAAGCTTCTTCTGCTTAGCGCTATACTTACTCATCGGCATTACTTCTTACCCTTCTTTGTTTTCCAGCTTATTCGCTTTGGCCCCGTCTTACGCTTGGCCGCCCTTTTAGCTGCAGCAGACTTTGATTGAGCTTTAGGGCGGCAAGCTGGGTAAGGTCTTCCCTTATCCTTCTTTCCGCTGCGACCACATTTTTTCCCTGTCTTAACATCTCGCCAATCTTCTTTAAACCACTTTGTTAAGCCACCTGTCGGCTTCCTAGCCATTAGTACTTACCACCACGCTTTTTGTATTCTCGCACCAACCACGCATTTGCATACGCACTAGGATATACGTCAAACTTACGCTTAGCTGCAGCCTTAACCCTCGCATAAAGCTGAGGGTTTTTAGGCTTTGGGCTAGAGGACTTGCTTTTCTTAGCAGCCACTATCTACGCATCTTTTTCTTAGTTTTAGCTTTTTTCTTCATTGCTCTGGGTTTCATCGCCATGTCATTCTCCTTTTTCTATCTACAACAAGCGCCTCATATTCAGCACTGGTATACGCTTCATAATAACCTAAAGGATCAAGTTTGTCACTTGCATTTATAACAAGCTCCAAATCCTGTATAAACAGCATGCAATATTCCTCATCAATGCTGCTTTCCCACTCACTATCAAACAAAAAATCTAACTCAGCATCCTCTGCACCATAATCAGGATGAAACTGCATACAATGCAACGCAACAAATCTATGATTTAATCTCTTGGTAAACTCAGCAAACTCAGTCATATCGGGCAAATTATATGACGCTAAAATAACCAAATCCTTATTAAATGCATCAAAATCAAAACAATACTTATCAGCCTGCAGAATAATATCCTCAAGCTCAACAACCATTACCTTATCTTGCTTCCACGCCTGCCTCGCATACGGACAAGGCGGCATACCCTTCAAATACTTGCTCGGCTGCTCCAAAACCTCGCGTGACCAACTCCGCAAATCACTCTCAATACTAGGCAATGCCACGCAAATTCCTTCTTATCTCACCACGCCAAGAGCTAAACTTACCACTCAACGCAGTCGCAGCATCGCTTGCCATCGTCAAACATAACGCATCAGCCAAATCAGGTGACTGCAAACCTCGCTTTCGCATCTCATCCTTTGACTCAGCTTTCATCTTGCCACTGCTGGTAAAACTATACCTTATACTGGTTAACTCAGCGATAAGCTGGTCATTACTCGGCAACTTACAAGAACGATCCTCAAGCCAACCCTTAGTCTTAAACCAAAGCTCACTCCGCAAATTCAAATATGTCTCGCCCATGCTCGGCGCTTCTGCAACATTTACACCACGCACAGGCAACTCTAACTCTTGCAGACGATCTACCACGCCAGAACCAACGCCAATACTATCCACCAATATCTCTCTCGGCCTGCGCCTATCAGGCAATCCCTCATATTCCGCAACAACCCTGCCCACAGTCTGCATCAAATCCAAACCACGCCAACTGCGTATCTCCGTCACAATCGGACCCTGCCGCTTGCACAACGCCGTGCTATCCGTGCCAAACCTTGCCACGTCCAAGCCCCACACAATGCTTGTCTCCTCACTCACCTGCACATCCCTATGCTGTGCAGACTCAGCAAGGTGAAACGGAATAATCGTATCATCATCTGCAAGCGGAAACTCGCCCAGCACACGAATACGAAACGCATTGCTCTCCTCGCCATAGCGTAACCGCATCTCGTCCACAAACTCATCACTCACAAGAGGACTATCCACACATGACCAACGGCGTGTCCACCAGCTATCAGCCATGCGCGTCTGACTTTCATAAAACGTGCCACTGCTCCGCGTGGGGTTGCTCAACATAATCGTAGTCGCATTATGACCAGACATAGACCCAGCAGCAGCCTCAAATACCTTCTCAGGCACACCACTAGCCTCATCCACAACCAACATCACATGCTCTGAATGCACCCCAGCCAACGCTTCTGGCGTCTCGGCTCTACTGGTTCTCGCCGAAATAAACATCTCGCTGGGCGCAGAATTATGCTCCACACGATCCGACTTTACATTCAGCACAGACTGCAAATGCGGAGGCAACTCATTAATCCAACGCTTCATCTCAGCAAACAAAGCATCAAATAACTGGGAGCTAGTCGGGGCCGTAACCACAACCTTATTCGGGTAATGCATCAAAAAATACCACAACATCGCCCAAGATGCTGCTGTACTCTTACCAGTGCCATGCCCTGACCTGACGCTAATCTTACGCTCACCAGACGCAATAGCATCCAAAAACTCAGCTTGATACGGCAATGGCTTCACACCTAGCACTTCCTCAACAAACAAAGCAGGTGCCTTAACATAACGCTGGGTAAAATCCAGCATCGTATTGCTTGCTAAATCATTCACCCTGCACAACCTTCATCTTACGCAGCGCATCTAAATGCAAATCCCCAATATTAATCTGCACATTCTGCTGATTGCGCGTGCCATACTTATCAGGATTATACGCCTGCGCTGCAAGATTATGCTGGCCCACCTTCTGCTTTAGCAAACCTAGATCAATCTGACTAACATTAGCCTCACTCACATCACGCTCACCACTCAGCGCTTCCATAACCTCACGCTGCCTACGATGGCTTAAATCAGATATAGCCTCAAAACCTGCCTCAAAATGTGCATCTGCAGCATCCTTACGCGCTGCATCTATTGCACGGGTATAATCCTCATTCTTCAACAGCAAATTGTTAAAATAACCCCGACTTACATCAAGATCAGCAGCTAAATCACGCAAAGACTTGCCCTCAAGCAACCACTCACGCACATATTCAGCACCACCCCTGCGAGACAACTCAGCTAACGTCTTTTTAGCTAAAGGCTTACCTGCCATGCTATGCTCCACGTTTGTTTTGCGGAAATATTACTGTGATATTGCTGCAAAAGCAATGGGGGCATGGGGGGCTACGCAATACCTAGCTGGGAGGAAAAACTAGGCACGTATGGAGAAAAACGTAGCCCTGCGAAAAATATAACACAAAATTTGGTGTGTGAGAATGTATAATAATAATAGGGGTAGGGGTGGGGGCTAGACGGGGGGGCAATTGTATACCATTGCACACCATTGTTTATACTTTGCCAGACTTAAAACAATACAGAACAAACCTATGCAAATCTTACCAGATAATATCAAAATGATATTTCGCATAATATGTATTATGTTAACACTTTGCAATAATGCCGTTATTACTGTTCTTAATTGTACTAACTTTGCCAAAGTATGAACAATGAAAAACAATAATATTGCTTTTGTTTTTTATTTGCAGTATTCGCGCGCGTGCGTGCACGACTTGGCTTTTAATGTGTTCTGTGTCGCATTTCTCAATAAACTTTTTATAAGTTATTGATTGTATTGCTTTCTTTTTTCTTGCATATCATTATTATATCATGATATAACTTTGATATAAACAATAAGAAAGGGAAAACCAATGGAAACAATTACTTTAGAACTACCTGACTTTTGGGCAACCGCGCTTTTTTATGATGATGTTAGCGGTTTTGAATATGACGATGAAAAAGCTTTCCATGATTTTTGCCACTGGGCGGTTATCAATTATGGAACAAGTGAGCCAGTTGAAATGGACGAAGAACCACATTTCAGCAAATTTCATGATGCAACGCAATTCGGAGTTCTAGCTTGCAACATTCACCGCTACACTTTTATCGTGAACAACGGCAACCCAAAAACTAGCGCCAATGTAACTCTTGCCCATACAATAAACACTTGATGCATCTAGGGCATTGTTGCGGCAATGCCTTTACATGCACCAACGCATGACAACAACAATAAGAGAGGGAAAACCAATGGAAATTACACAACAAGCAAAAGATATTGCAGAAGCGGCAACAAGGCTTCCAAATGATATAAACGGGAATCCTAGATATTATGTTTGGTATTATGCTTTTGACGGTATTAGACCGCCATTTGCAAACATGTATCGCGGCAAAAAGTACGGCGCTGGCTGGGTTTTTCAATCATATAATCTTGCTGATACAATCCAACGATCATTAAACCAAATTAACAAAGAGGGATAGGACCAATGACAAAAGTACACCATACAGTTTACAAGCCACGCTATGAGGCTTTCATTCTTGACCACATAGACAGAGATAATGAGGATCAAGAGTTAAGCACTAGATCTGAAAAGATTACACATATCTTTGACCGTTTCAGCAAGGAATATGGTCACGAAATAACTAGGCTAGGCAAGCATAAAGCTTTAATTAAGTGGCTTCAAGGTATTCCGTTTGGCCTACCATGTTACAACGGCGAAATAATAGACTTAGCTATCGAAATGGGATCAATTGATGAAAACCCTAGCGATCAGCTAATCAGTAGAGTTTTAGAAGGTTATTTCCCATTTATGGCAAATATTCTTTTAGATATGGAGAGGTCTAATCAATGAATACCCCAGAAATACAATTCATATTAGGCTTTATCACATTACTATTTTTTACATTTACTACAATTTGTGCACCGCACATAATTCAATATTTAGGGAGTTAAACCAATGTACTATGAATCAAATAATTTTGAAGTTGACTATTACAAAGGCTGGTTAGTGATTACAGATAAGATTGAAAATAAAAACGAATGTGTACAGCTAAAAAATCAGCAAGGGAGAAACATAACTAAAAATCAGTTTCAAAGCTCTTTAAATACTAGCGGCGATTTAGACAAAACTTGCAAGGTATTTATGAAACTTGCAGCTAAACAAATATAAGAAAGGAACCAAACCAATGTCAAAAGAACATTTTCAAAACGAAGCAAAAAAATATATTGCAAACGCTAAGACGCTTGATTCAATGAATGCGAATCAAGTTAAAGCAATAACGGAGCTAAAGAAAACGCTGGAGCATGTTGTAAGCATGTTGTGCGAGTGTCACGATCTATACGTGTCAGACGTTGGCAAGTTAGAGCGCGGTTATCATTTATTAAGTAATGCCTTTGATACAGAGCCAACTGAATGGCAACTTGAAAGATTTGCAGAATACGACATCCAGTGGCCGCCCAAAAGTAAAACTAAAGCAAAAGGGAGTTAAACCAATGGCAGAAAAAATTTATTCAGAAACTGAAC